AAAAAAGTGTCCACCATTTTTAGATGCATTAACTTCAGGGTATACGCAAGAATTAATATGTGATGTAGAGATAACCAATCTTGGTATTGATCCAAATACAGGTAATGATATTATAACTTATAAGTGGGCTGGTCCAATTAAACCATTGTCTACAAGAGCACAAGATACTGATTCTAGAAGAGTGTTTCCTAATTTTGATGGCTACTATACTAATGAATTTCATTGGATAACTCAATGGGAACCTCAGACTCCAGCGGGGTATAGTACATTATACTTTCATCCAGCAAACAGATTAGATCTACCATTCTTAACAATGAATGGTATTATAGACACAGATAAATGGTCAGTTAATGGGCCAATACCTTTTATGGTAAAGAAAGGGTTTGAAGGTTTGATACCTGCTGGAACTCCAATATATCAAATGATTTTTATTAAAAGAGAAGATTGGACTTCTCAAGGACTAGAATATAATGATAAACAATTTAAAAAAATGTCTTACGGTATTAAAAAAGTAATGGAAAATGGATACAAAAAAAACTTTTGGTCCAAGAAAAATTACTCATAGGTTTGGGCATATTAAATGCTCAAAGAAAAAGGAGAAATAAAAATGAATAAAGAACAATTAAAGGCCGCTCTTGCATCATACGGACGCTCTGTCCTAGGTGCTGGACTAGCATTGTACATGACAGGTGTAACAGATCCAAAAGATCTAGGATATGCTCTATTGGCAGCAATTGCCCCAGTAGCATTACGTGCAATTAATCCAAGCGATACAGCATTTGGAAGACTTCCAGATGTAGCAGAAATTGAAAAAGCAGCGAAGTCTGCAAAAAAACCTGCTAAAAAATAAACAGGTGTAATTAGGGACAGGTAGTTTTAATTAACTGCCTGTCTCATTAAATAAAATACCAAGAGCATCGTCTGAGAATGGTAAATCGTCATAGTTAACATTGTCTTCAATATCAAATGTAAACCAAGATAGCATTGTATGTCTATCTCCACTCTTAACTCCAGTAACTCCGTGTCTAAATCTACCTGGAAACATTATTAAATCTCCTGCATTTGGTTTAATTTTTTTGTTTAATTGTGGAAAAAATATTTCTCCACCAACATAATCATCATTAAGATAACATATTGCTGCTAAACTATATCTGTAGTATCCATTATGCATTGCTGGTAATCCGTCTGGACCCTCACAATCAGCATGAACTGGCATTGCTACATCATGACCAAGATTCCATTTTATTAAATGAGTTGGAATAAGGGCTTTATTTTGAAATTCAACACCGTAAACCACAGTATAGTTATTCTTTATTTGATCATATATTTTATTTTCACTATCTAAAAGGATATTGACAACTACCTCGTTGTTTATATCGTTTCTATCAATTCCACCCTCTGCTTTAGACTCACACAACCATGTATTGACTAACTTAAGGTCTTTTTTGCTAATAAAATTTGGAATTATAACCACTCTATCTTCAGAATACCCTATTTTATCAAATTGTTCTATATATTTTTGATAGATCATATAGCAATTATATCATCAAGAGGTGGTACAATATAACTATGGAAGAACTCATCAATCTGCTCAAGGTACTACTTGCAGACAATATTACCCTTAAACTTAAAGCCCATGGATACCACTGGAATGTTGAAGGAGACGATTTCCCACAATTCCACTCATTCTTTTCAGATATATATAATGACTATGAAGGTGCTACAGATGAATACGCAGAATGGTTACGTAAACTAGATGCGTATGCACCATTTAAACTTTCAAGATTTATTGAATTAAACGAAGTTGGAGAACCAGACGTAACATCAGATCCAGTAATGATGTCAGCAGACTTACTTATGGCAAATGATATGGTATTAGCCAAACTTGTAGATGCATTTGACATAGCAACAGCATTAAGACAACAAGCGTTAGCAAACTTTTTTGCAGATAGAATGGACATGCATCAAAAATGGCATTGGCAACTTGGTGCAGTAACAAAAGCACAAATGGAAATGGAATAGTCTTATGATTTCTTTTCAAGAAGGCGATTTTGTTATTGTTAACTGTGAAGATGAAGTTCATGTTGGTAGAGTAGAATACGTAATGACAACTGGTGCGTCTGGATTACCTGGATCAGAATATTATCTTGAAACATCTCCAGAAAAACCAGCATTAGTTGTAAGAACTTTAGAATTTGAATCAGATGGACAGTATTGGGAAGAAACAATGTATTTAGTTTCAGTTGCTGCAGAAGAAGCAACAAAGATTGCATCACTGCCATTAGATGCAGAAGCCTTAATGGTTGACGGACAATTAGTTGCAGAACCAGATACGATGCCGTCAGTTAATAAACAAGCACCATGTTGGGATGGATATGTACAACGTGGTATGAAGCCAGGAGCAAATGGTAAACCAGTTCCTAATTGTGTACCTGCAGCAAAAGCAGATGATCTTTGGGAAGATGATGACACTGTTGTTTATGAAACAGATAGTCTGTCAAAAGCAGATGGATATTCTCCACCAGCAGGTGTAAGATCAGCAGCACGCAGAGCAATCAAATACAAAGAAGATGGCAAAGCAAAAGGTGCTGGTACTTCAGTTGGTTGGACTCGTGCAGGTCAACTTGCTAGAGGAGAGTCAATATCTTTAAGCACAGTTAAACGTATGTATTCTTATTTTTCAAGACACGAAGTAGATAAAAAAGGTAAAGATTTTAATAATGCAACAGATCCCTCTAACGGAAAGATTATGTGGTTAGCATGGGGTGGTGATGCTGGTTTTGCATGGTCAAGAAGAATTGTTAATGCTGAAAAAGATAAAGCATTGTTTTCTGACTTTGGTAAAGATTATACTAAATCAAATAGAATAGTTTTATAATGAGCAATAATAGATTAAGAAAAAATAGAAAGAAAAAATACGCACACAACCAAATTCAAATAAAAGATGGTTGGATTGTTCGTGTCAGAAAAGATGGAACAATTAGAGAAAAGTTTTCAAGATACGTGGCTAACCACAAAAAACAAAGTTAAACTATTTTCGTATCTCCATGAGTTGCAATCTGTCTCATTCCATTAAATACTTCTGATTCTTGCAAGGCGTTTTGAAAAAAATCTGGTTCATTTAAAAATACAATGCCCTGTCCTATTTCATACATTAAAGGTATGTTATTATTTTTAGCATAGTTTATAACATATGATAAATACTTAGCAGAATAGTCTTGACCCATAGCACTAAGGATTAAAAAGTCTCTACCTTTAAAACTATATGAAGATACTATAATGTTAGAATGTTCTGGCTTCATCCATATTGGAACATCTTCATATTTTAACCACATACACTTATATGTTTTACAAGGATCGTTTGGTCTATCTTTATATATGCCACATTTTTTTTCAGTTAAATTTAAAAAATGACAAGGCTTTCCATTACCATATATGTGACCAAATATATCTCCACCAACACTGGTTGTTCCATCACAACATTTTGTACACGTTCCGCATTGTTTTGACACTACCAACCACCACCACACACTTCTTTAAAATGATACTTTGTTGCTTTTTGAATACTTTTTTTACCAGGAGCATAAATATCTAATAAACATGAAGGACACTGATAACACCACTCTTTACCAAAATAATCATAGATGTATCCTTTAAGAGTTTTATTTTTATTCATTACAAATTCTTCAAAAGGGTACAATACGTCATCTGGAACCATATAACTAGTATACCAATCAATAGTCAAAAAGTAAAGAGCAGTTTACAGACATGCTCAGGTCCCTCTAGTTAATATTAAATAACTATGAGTCTATTTTACCTGAATCTGTTTAGGTTTTTTATCTTCTGGCACGATTCTTTCAATCTTGACAGTCAATAGTCCATCAACCAATTCAGCATTAGTTACTTCCATATATTCACCCAATGCAAAAATGCGGGTAAACTTACGAGAACTAATTCCCTTATGTATAGTATGAGAATCATCCCCACCAGCCTTTTTTTCACCTTTAATGATAAGAGAACCGTTATCTACGGTTACTTCAATATCATCCTTGGCAAAGCCAGCAAGGGCAATATCTACCTGATATGTATCTTCATCAATTTTGATTAAATCATAAGGTGGATATCCTGTGCTATTTGTTTGTACTTTCTTGAAACGCTCTAACTCACGGTTAAAGCCAACAAAAAAGGGATCTTGAAAAAGATCCAACATAGATGTTACCATTTATTTCTCCTTTTCAGCGAGTTGTTTTGTCCCTCCTAGGAGCAGACAATATAATTATATCATATCGCTATCTGACATTAACATATCTCTAATGCCTTCAGGTGTTCCACAATCTATATACTCTCCATCTATTACAAAGGTAGAGTGAGAAAACTTATCTATAAGGGTTGGCAAGCATATGCCAGGATGAGATGTATTAGGATCTAAACTATTGATTGCATTTTTAGAAAGTTTCATTGCACCCCATACAAAAGGATAATCACACATAGGGTTTTTATCAGACATGTTTATAATTTTATTATCTTTAATATTTATTTGACCTACTCGACCACGAAGGTTAGTAGGACATTTCCATAGTGCAATTCCAATTTCATCATTAATTTTTAATAATTCTTTATATGGGTTTTCTCCTTTATAAAATGTATCGGGCATGCCAATAATACTATCTGAAGTTCCTAATACTTTTACTGCATGGCTCATTGTAGATGAATCTAGTTCTATTAATTCAGTATCAGGGCATAATGTTTCTACTAATTTAAACCAGTCTTTTGTTGTACATATTTTAATTTTATCAACATGATCACGCATCATTCTTACATGTCTTTGTATGAGAGTTTCACCATTTATTGTTGGTATTGCAAATTTGGGTATTCCATTTAATCTTTCTGATTTTCCAGACGCTGGTAATATACCTATCATATATTTAAATCTTGCCTTAACTTAATTATTTCATTCCACGCTTTTTCTTCATTAGACGAACCTAAAGAATTATCGTCAACATTTGACAATACTGTAACTTCTCCCCAATGTTTTACTTTTACATTTTCTTTGTATGCTAACAAAAAGAACGCCCAATCAGCAAGAATATAATTTGGAAACCCCTTAACCTTTTCCCATAAAGATTTTTTAAATGGGCTAGTGTGGCAAACTCTATGATCTATCATTTTTTTTGCTAATGAACTCCAGTCTCCAATGTGAACGTCACCCTTAGTTGTTCTTCTACATGTCAAAACTATATCTATATCTTTTTCTACAAAGTTAACAAAGTCTAAGGCATTAGGAAGTATCATGTCATCAAGTGGGCATTGAATTATCCAATCTGAATTGGATTGTTCTATAGCAGCATTTAACATTTTAGAGTATGATCTTTCATAACATTTTACTAATTTAGCATCTAGGTTCTCTACCCCAGTATCATCATCTGGATGATATGCAATTATGATTTCGTCTGGTTTAATCTTGAGAGACTGTACATGATCGTACCAAGATGGCACAAAGTGCTTATACTTGTTGCCCCAAGCAATTGATATTACGGCTACTTTATTCACAAAAATCCTTTATCTTATTGTATCACGAGTGCTATAATAGTATTAATAGAAAAGGATATATGGACTTTCGTAATGAAAATAAAAGATTTGATTATATACATTCATCTAAACTAACTAAGGCAAGACTGTTTGCTGATAGATTTGATGATAATATTTTATATATTTTACCAAATGAAGGCTCTTATTTAGAACTAGGTGCAGGTGGTGGAGACTATTCTAAATGGTTGCTAGATAGAAAAAATTTTAATGTTTCATATTTGTTAGATTTTTTTAATGAGCCATGTGCTAGATACGGTAGGTGGACTGCAGAAAATCATGAACAATATGTAAAAGACTTGCTTAAAGATAAAAATGTTATAACCGTGGCTGGCAACATAGATAGGACAATAAAAACATTAGATCAAAAATTTGATTACATATATGTTGATGCTGCCCATGACTATGAATCAGTGTATAGTTATTTAGTTGAGTCTAATAAGATAATTAATGATGGTGGAGTAATAGGAATTAACGATTATACATTTTGGGGATGGTTTGAGCAACAAGAATATGAATGTGTAGAGGCTGTAAATAAATTTTTAAACACTCATTCAGATTGGTCTGTTGTTGGTTATGCCCTGGGATATTGCGGGTATTCTGACATATACATAAAAAAAGATGCATGATATAATTAATACTAAGAGAAAGGTATAAGGTTGGATCCTATTAAACTGGCTAATGCCAAATTAAATATAACACAAAGTCGTAGAGGTAATAATTTTAAACATGAACAACCAGCACCAGGAATACACATATATAATGAGGTTTGGCCAGAAGGACTAGACTATATTAAAAAACTTGATGAAGATGGCAGTTTTATTAGAGAAGATTATATTCATGATTCAGAAGGAAATCAGATTCCTAAAGAGGTTGGTAAAAAAGGTGTAAGTACTTGGATTACCTTTGAAGAACCTGAAAAAGATTTAGAACTATGCAAGGTTTTCGAAGAAGTTATTGATTCATATTTGTGGCACTATGATCTAGACCCACAAAGTAGGGAATACTGGAGGATAAGTAAATACACTGAAGGTGATTACTTTGGTATGCATCCAGATGATTCATACGGAACACCAAGAACTGTTGCAATGGTATATTATCCAAACGATGATTATGCTGGTGGAGAATTAGAATTTATAAACTTTGGAATAAAAATTAAACCAAAAGCAAAACAATTATTTATGTTTCCAGCATCATACATATATGAACATAAAATACATGACATAGGTTCAGGTAATCCAAGATATACAATAGTATCATTTTTCTCTAACATAACTCAAAGAGAGTTAGATACAAGATTAGAAAAGATACCTTTTCCATATAAAGCAAACTTGCAATACATAAAAGATCTTAATAAAGACTATCACACTAAATGAACTCTTTTGTAGATGTTTTAGGTAATGATATAAGTTTAATTAAAACCAAAGAAAACTTTATGGATGTTGATGATTATAACATTATGTTAAAGTTTTTAGATTGGGTATCAGCAGCACAACCACAAAATGGTCAACATATTCAAGAAGAAATAGATAAAGTTATTACCCCAGAGATTATTGAAATACAAAATAAATATAATAAAAAAATAATTAAAACAGCAACAGAATTATATGGTATGGAATTTGTTGATGATAATACCCATATGCTTGCTGCAACAATAGCAACCCCAGGAGCAATTACTCCTGTTCATACTGACATTATTGAAGGACTTGATAGGCAGAAGCCAAAAGAAGAAGAGTTACATGATTGGAAGAATGCTTGGGATGGATACTTATCCTGTAATATATATATTAATGATGATTATTCTGGTGGTCAAGTATATTTTCCTGAAAGAAATTATGAATTTAAGCCAAAAGCCAACTCTTTAGTTATGTGGGCTGGTAATAAAAATTTTATTCATGGCGTTAAAGATCCAATAGATGGCAATAGATACAATGTTTATAGATCAATAAAGTTTAAAGATTTTGATAAGCATACTATCTAGTAACAAAGTCACTAATTACAAGCATTATCTTAGGATATTCTTTTAAGTGTTTAAGTTTTTCACTATTTAAAATATCTTCTACGTATTCAGTAATAAACATTTCTTCATTTGTTGTCATGTTAATACAAAGTGTAACTTTTTTAGTTTTACCATTGGTGAATTTAAATTTTTCATCTAAAAACTTTAACACATCGTTTAACTTATAATGCCATACTGGTATTACTAAAGGAGTGTCTTGATCCTTAAAATATTCAATAGTTTTTTCTGGATATTCCATGTTACAAGATGTAAAAAAGTCTCCATTGGTTATTCCACTTGCAACAAATGCTGTAGCAAAAGCACTTGGTCCAGGGTAAACTGTGTAAAGTAAATCATTTTCTATGCATGCTTGGATAAATTGAGGTCCAGGATCTGCCATTCCTATTTGACCTTCTCCAGCAACTAATAGTACTGTTCTTCCTTCTTTAATAAAATTAATAACTTCATTTATTTGATATTCGTCTGCAAACATTGTGTTGGTACTTTTTAATATTCTTATATCACGTTCGTCTGCTTTTATTTTATAAAAATCTAATACAGCATATAAATTGTCTGGCATGTAATCAGTGTATATAACTTGACTATCACGAAGAGCATCAATCATTCTTTGACTTAAATCTTGGTGGTGACCAATAGGCATTGAGCCTACAATTAATTTGCCAGACATTTTATTATTCCTTTTCTACTTATCTAATATTGATTGTGGATCAATATCTTGGCCTTGTGACCAACGAATATTGTTTCTCATTTCAAAATGTAAGTGTGGACCTGAAGAGTTTCCAGTATTTCCAGACTTTCCAATTTTTTGACCTTTAGTTACATGGTCTCCTGCTTTTACATCTAAGTGAGAAAGATGTGCGTAAATTACCCATCCACCTTCAACTTTTTGCACTGCTTGAGTTCCATATGCTTTTCCCCAGTTTGCTGGTTCAATTTTTCCATCTGCAACTGCAACAACTTCTGTTCCAACTGGAACTGAAAAGTCGACCCCAGAATGATAACCTTTTGACCACATCTTACCTAACTTTTTATAAGCGGTAGTGATCTTTCCATCTTTAATTGGTAATCCCATTTTCTATCTCCCTCTGGATAGCGTACTATCCAATATGATTATATCTTAGTTTTACCACTTAAAATTACAGCATTGACATGCATGAGTAAACTGTAATTCTTGATATACTTCTGGGCTTATGCATCTGTTGCAAAAGTAAGAGATATCCATTTTGTTTGTTTCACCAGAATTTGGATCACTTTGATATGCTACATTTTCAGTAACAACTGTTGAACCTTTGTCTGCTGATTGTTTTACGTGCCAAACATAGTTTCCAAAATCTCTAATTACAAATTCTCTTCTTGTTTGACCATCGTTGTTTTCGTACCACTCACTGATTAGGGCTAGGCCTTGTTCAAATGACATAGAGTACCTTTCTATTAGGATTTAAGTATACCATAGTGCGATATAATCTATATATGCATAGGACTCCATCCCTTTTATATTTGATATACCACGAAAAATTGCGGGCATTTAAAGTAGGCATCAACAACATAGGCAATAGCAGATACATTGCTCATAAGACTAATGGTTGGAAGATAGTAGATTATTGGTATTTTGATAGCATAATGATAGCACGCAAGGTAGAAAAAATAGTACTATTAAGGATGAAAGATAAAACAAAAGGTAAGGGTTTTGTAAGTAAAGAAGATATGCCTCAAGGTGGTTATACTGAGACTTTTGATGCTAATAAAATAACATCAAGAGGGGCTAAGATTATTATTAATAAGGCTATTAGAAACTTGTTTTTATAACTGCAAGAAGTGCTGCATCGCTTGCTGAAATTGCAAACAAGTGATCGTGTCCATCTAATTCAAAAGAAATAGTAGAACCTGCAGCCAACCTATGTCCATAACTAGTTGAAGTTACTGCGTTTGATCCACCAAAATAAATGTAACCAGAAGCATTTACATTTTGAAGGGTAACGTCAAGCCCTGAATGAACATTACCAAGTGGTGTAATTATAGTAGGTTCTGTATTGCTTAAAGTAAATAATTGATGTTCCATACCTATATTATAGTGCCTTTTATTATGTTATAAATCTTTTTGTTTGGGCATATCACAAGAAGCACATTTAGACAAGAATTTGCCATTTGCATGGTTTTTTCTAATCTGTACATAAAGATCATTGTTTACTAATTGTTTTAAGGTTTGGGTATTCATGTCACCAAGAACGTAATCTCCTTCATAATCCAGGCAGCATAAAGCAACTAAACCATTCCATAATACTGTAATTGATGACCAAAGCCTATGACATCTATAGTGAGAGGTATCTTCTCCAACAGCCCAATTGTGTAGTTCAATGCTCATTCTTTTCTTTAACCCAGTAGCAGTCATCCAATCAAAGAACTCTTTCTCTTGTTCTTTATTAGACATACCTGTTCTAATATAATCAACACTTAATATATCTAGGTAAAGAGGATCATCTTTAATTAGTTTTTCAAGATTGTTGAAGAATTTATCTACATTTATACCTGGTCTTGTTTGTGCAAACTCACCCTTTGGAGATAAAGATATGATGGCATTAGTTATTCCAGACTCTCCCCACTCATCTAATTTGTCTTTAGTTAATAGATGTCCGTTAGTATGTATGTATATAGTTTCAAAACCATTTGATTTACCATGCTTAGCAAAGTCTGCAATTCTTTTATCAACTATTGGTTCCCCAAAGTTACGAAGATCAAGCATTTTGAATCCCATTTGCCCTGCCTCTTCAAGTAATCTGTGAACCATGTTTTCATCCATGAAACCTTTTTCACGAGTCATGATTGGATGTGGACAAAAGGTGCATTTAAAGTTACAGTGGTTTGTAGATTCTAATCTTAATAAAACTTTGTCAAATGATTTTAATATACCGTCAGCAGTAAAGTTTTGGTCATCCCATTTTGGCGGGTATTGAGCATTAACATCCTCATAGGCAAAGTCTGTACGTCTAAACAACGCTGACTCATGTATAAAAACACTATTAGTTGTATTTGTCATAGTCCGCAAATTTCATAAAAATACCATACACATATCTGCTGGTTACTTTGGTTTTTTTGATTCCGTGAATAAAATGCTTATTCCCAGGCCACATAATCAATGAATTTGCTTTAGGTTTGATTGTGAGGTATTCTCTTTCAGGAAAATATATTTGCCCTCCACTATAATCATCATTTAAGTATAAGTTGCATGCCAAATATCCATCCCAAGCATCTCTCCAGTTTAAATAGACTGGTTCTTTAAATCCAGGTTCTTGAAATCCAGGAGACTTTTCTATAATGTCCACATGTGCATCTGTAAAAGAGTTTACTTTATGAATATTTAATCCAAAGTTAAACGTTTCTGCTAAAAAGTCTTGCTTATATACTTCTTTGGCAACATCAAATATTTTATTATTTAACTTTTCACCAAACTTTCTAAAATCACTTAACGAAGCATCATCTAAATGATTATTAGCGGCAACATGTAATTGACTTCCACTAAATCTTGATTCTGCTTTTTTAGCAACTTCTATTAAATATTCAAGATCTTCTTTATTTAAGAAATCATCTACATATTTTATGTTCTCTATACTATCGCCTAAAATATCAATAAAACTAGACATTATCCCTACCCTCTATCTGTTCGTTTTTATAAGAATCCCAATATGGTATGTTGTTCTTGTCATAATCAGATCCTAGTTTATTTAAGATATCATCATTTTCTTTTACATATTTTCTAATATATGATGCAAAGTCTTCATCAGCCATTTCTGGTCTATGCCACGCTATCATTGTTTACCTCTTCTAAATATTTTTTAAATAATTCTAATAATTTTATTGTGTGACTATCGTAATCTAATTCTATAGCAGTATTGTTTGCATCAATTGTGTGTATTTTTATGCTTTGCCCTACTTCTAATAATATATTTTTAATATCTTTTTCTAAACTCATTTATTTACACACCAAATTTTAAAATCACCATAGTTATATGCATCTGGAATAGTTTGATGTTTTTCCCAAAATATATCATAAGTGTTGTCAGTCAATTCTTCTTTACATTTCTCACATATAATCATCTTCTGCTCCTGGTAAATCTAGTGGAGTTGGTGCTGTTAATAGTGTTCCGCATACAGCACACTCAGCATCGCCTAAGAAATATAAATCAATTTCATATGTTTCAGGATCAAACTTAACGGTTAGTTTAAGCAATGTTGATGCACAACTTGGACATTGTGGTGTTGGTATACCTCTTGCATCCATTATATATGTGCCCTTTGTGGATTGTTTCCCTCAACAACAATAGTCATTTGCAACATCCACTCAGGAGTTTGTCTATTTCTATTGTAGCCATTTTGTAATAACCAAGATGTTACTTCTTTTATTGTTCCTCTAATTATGTTTTGATCATTTCTTGTCATATTAAAACATACGGCTATTTTTCTTTCTTCACCAATAATGCTAGATAAGTCTTGTAGATTGCTAAGAAGATGATTATCTTTATCAAAATATATGTGTGTTTTACTATCGTTTAACATTTGATTAAATATTGATAGTCGTTTTGAATGATCATATGGCATTGATCCTATAAAAGTAAAATCCCAAGCATTTAGTCCAGAAACATTTAATGCTGTTACTGGTGCATCAGGTCCAGGAAAAATAGAAACTGGTATGTTACGTTCAATAGCACCTTTAACTATAAAATCACAAGGATCCATAATAAACGGCATACCTTGATCAGCAATCATTACTGCGTTTAAACCAAGTTCAATCTCATCATAAAGCCATTGTAAATTTTCAATTCCTTCATCCTCTTTATCAGAAAAGTCTTTATAAGGGCAGACAACACCTTTAGGTGTTATTCCTAAAGTGATACACAATTTTTCAAAACTATCTGCATGTTCACAAACAATATAGTTTGCATTTAAAATGGCATCTAAAACTCTAGGAGTGATGTCAAATGGATTACCAATTTCAGTACCAAGCAATACTAACCTGCCTTGCTTTTCATGTGTTAAAGTAAATCCGCAAATAATGCATTTGTTATAAGTTAACATTTCGTACATGTCGTGTTTAACACATGCTACAAAGTCAGACATTATTCATCATCCTGCATTAAATAATCTATATATGCTTGCATAGAACAAATAAGGGCATCTGTTGATCTCATATAACTTTTCATGGCAGGGCTTAGTTGTTCGTTTTTTAAATCTTTTTCAGCCAAACGCATTGTTTCTATAAGTTCGTATGTCTCATTCATCGATTTCTCCATAAAATCTCTCTACATCCATTATCTCATACTTTCCCTCGTTAGCATAAAACTCTTTCTCAAAGTCTGAGAACTCTGACATTATTTTTTATTTGCTCTAAATAATATAAGGGAAAACAAAATACCTGTGGATATACCCATCATATAGTAAAATAGAATCCATTCGTAAGGTTCTTTCATCTGTATCTCCCACATTTCTTACATAGTTTATGCCAGTATACGTGCTTTCCAGCGGGGCATCCAGCAAAAGACGGATCATAGTGCCACATATATAATACAAAGCCTACTATAGCAGATATAAGTCTTTTCATTAAACTTCACCCTCAAACATTTGTTGTCGTTTATGTTTAGATTCTTTTTTTATTTTTTTGGCATTTATTGGTTTGACGGTATTTTTAATAATTTTTGTGGTTCCATCTGACTTAGTCACAATAACGTCACTAGCCATTGCTGCCCACTTCATTTCCTGTCGTGCATTAATTAGGTCCCAATCCGCTTTTGAATAGGACAACCTATGTGTTTTATCTGTCATATATCTAGCATATCATATGTGCTACGGTTTGTCAAAGTTCGGCGAAAAATAGAAGTATTATACCTACCTATGCTGCTTTCGCAGCAATGACGGTAAGATTATTCTCTCTGCTGGTATAATTGACACATGAACGATGTTAAGGTTTGGCTAACAATTCCTAGTGGGACAAGACGACAATATTTAGAAAATATTATTAAAGACAGCCAGTTGCCATTAGATCAGATTGTTATTGTCCACACAGTTGAATCAGAGCCAATAGAAGGTGTTCGTAATGTTTGGGACTTAGACCCCCCTAATATCCATAGATGGTGGAATACAGGCATAGATATAGCCAGAGCAAATGGTGGTGAATATATCGCGGTATTAAACGATGACCTTATATTAAGGGATAATCCTATTAATAAGATAGTTCAAGGCATGAAAGAAGAAGGTGCAATACTCGGATATCCACACCCACACACTGGCAATGGTGCAACCAAAATAGCAGGATACTGTTGGGTGCTTGATTTATCTTCTGGATTAAGGACAGATGAAACTTATAGGTGGTACTTTGGAGACGATGATCTATTGCTTCAAGTTTTAGGTTTGGGAAAGGCTGTGTATGTTCCAGCAGAGGTAGAGCATATGCATGGAATTGTAGGCACAGCACAGAGTCAGTACTTGCAACAGTTAACATTATTAGATAAAAAGTATTTTATAGAAAAATGGACTAAAAGGTTTGTTAGAACAAACAATAAAGGTGTTATAGAGGACACCCCACAAAATAGTCTGTTGATTAAACTTGGTCTTAATAAAGGTTTGGCACATAAGTAATGGCCCACGGTTCACAGTTTAGGTTTTTTAAAGAAGTAAAAACATTATTCCCTAATCATTTTGTTAACACGTCTGTGGTAGAAATGGGTTCATTAAATATCAATGGCAGTGTCAGAATACTGTTTGATAACCCCAACAACTATGTTGGTATAGACCTTGGTGAAGGTAAAGATGTGGATGTGGTTTGTAGGGGTGAGGAGTATGATGCCCCAGATGAGTCTTTTGATGTGGCTATTAGTGCTG